ATACAGCCTCATTTGGCTAAAAAACCAAACAAATACTAACTTATAAAGTTATATATATATGGAAAGCATAAGAGTAATTGAGTTAATCATCGATGAAGAGGACGAAATCAGTGGAATTGATGCGATTTCTATCGTAGACGATCCCGCAATACAAGAAGACTTCATAACATTAAGCTCACAAGAGGTAAAATTAGCCGAAGTTGACAAGGATAAGCAGATTCTTATGGGTCCTGCACTTATTCCTAACAAAAAGATATATAGACGCTCCGGGGAGGACGAATATTACATATTTTTCTCCGATGATACCGTCAGAAAAGCTGCAGAGCTATTTTTATCCAAAGGAAAGCAAAATAACAGCACTCTAGAGCACGAAATTGAACTCAATGGGATGTCTGTAGTCGAATCTTGGATCATAGAAGACAAAGATAAAGACAAGTCCAACCTTTATGGGTTTGACTTGCCACTTGGCACTTGGATGGTATCTATGAAGGTCAATAATGAAGAAGTTTGGTCTAGCTATGTCAAAACAGGTAAAGTAAAAGGCTTTTCTATCGAGGGTCACTTCGCAGACACTATGGAAAGACCACAAGAGCAACTTCCTGAGGAAGCTGAAGAAGAACTAGAGGCTTTGTCTGTACTAGAAGAGCTTATGGCTTCTATGGATGTCGAAATGAAGTCTTATAACGACTATCCAAAGGCTGCATCTGAGAACGCACAGAAAGTATTAGATTGGCGTAACAGATATGGCAGAGATGAAGTCAAAGGAATGACTAGAGTGGGTTGGAGAAGAGCCAATCAGCTCGCTAAGAATCAAAAGATCACAAGGCAAACTATTGCCAGGATGGCAGCGTTTAATCGCCACAGAAAGAACGCTAAGATAGACCCTGATTTGAGAGGCACTCCTTGGAAAGACAAGGGATATGTCGCTTGGCTTGGTTGGGGTGGTAGCGAAGGCGTTGATTGGGCCATCCGTAAGATGAAGCAATTCAGAAGGGGAGAGTTTTCTTCTATGGTAATCAATGAAGATATGGCTATCATAGATGATAGACTAGCTTATTCATCTAAAGAGAAGGCTGAACAGAAAGCTATTGATCTAGGATGCGAAGGATACCACGAGCACGAGTTTGAAGGTCAGACTTGGTATATGCCCTGCAAGGAGCACAAGTTAGCTGAGGTAGGCCCAAGAGGCGGTGTAAAAAAAAGCCCTAAGGCTCCAAAATCAGACACACCTAACCCATCCCCTAAAGGCAAAGGAACAGCCAAGGGCGATGCTTCAGGCAAGACAGGAGCCAAGGTGTCTGCTAAGGATAGAAAGACCTTAGAGAACAAAGCTAGCGAGTTTAATGATAGGTATAAAGACAAGCTCGGCTATGGCGTTACCACAGGTATGTTAGCGTCCGTATTTCAAAGAGGTTTAGGAGCGTTTAATACATCCCATTCTCCGAATGTTAAATCGGCATCACAATGGGCTTTTGCTCGTGTAAATGCGTTCTTGTACCTTGTTAAGAATGGCAAGCCTCAGAATGCGAAGTACACAACCGATTATGATTTATTACCAACCAAACACCCTAAACATCCCAAAAAATAATGAGAAGACTCAAGGAAACACCATCTAGGACAAGCCCTCGCTCCTCAAGGCGAGGCTGTCTGTGTAGAGATGGTAAAACATATTCTAAGAAATGTTGTAGTGGTGCTTTAATGGCTCAGGGTATAGGTAGAGTATCAGGAATATCCACAGTGCTATCTGAACGTGGAGATGATTTATACACAGAAAACAACGAAAGGATAATACCTGAATCTTAACAAAAATACAACAAAATATATACCTAATAGTTTATTAAGTAGTTTACACTAATTTTTTATTATTCACAATATGAAAGCATCTGAAATTGTTGATAAGTTCAAGAATATCTTGCTTGCTAACGAAACCGAGGAGGCTCCTGCTAAGGAGGTCATCGAAGAGCAAGTAGAGTTGTCTGAGGACTTGAAAGAAGTTGAAGTAGAGGCTGCCGAGGAAGTAAAAGCTGACGAGGTAGAGCTACAAGAAGAAGAAGTAGAAGCTGAAGCTAAGGACGAGTACGAAGAAGAAGAGGAAGATCCTATGGCTAAGTATGCTACCAAAGAAGATTTAGCTAAAGCTATGGCTGAAGTAAAAGCTATGGTTGAAGCCTTAAACGCTGAGGAAGTTGAAATGGAAGTACCTGCTGAGGCAGAGAAACTTTCTGCTCAAGAGCCTCAAGTTGAACCGTTGTCTCACGATCCTGAAGCTCAAGTTGCTAAAAAAGGTAACTTCCAATTTGCTCAGAATAAAAGCCGAGGCACTATTGACCGAGTATTTTCTAAACTATCTAACTAATAAATTAAATTAAAATGTCTGTATCTATTACATCTACTTACGCAGGAGAGTTTAGTGGTAAGTATATCGCTGCTGCTCTTTTGTCTGCTGATACCCTTGACAAAGGTGGTATCACAATTATGCCTAACGTAAAGTACAAGTCTGTTCTTAAGAAGGCTTCTACAGATGACATCGTAAAAGATGCCACTTGTGACTTCCAAACAGGACAAGGTACTTTAACTCTTACTGAAAAGATTCTTCAACCTGAGGAGTTCCAAGTAAACCTTGACATCTGTAAGAAAGACCTACACTCTGATTGGGAAGCTGTACAAATGGGTTACTCTGCTTTCGATCAACTTCCTGCTAACTTCGCTGATTTCGTAATCGGCCACGTTGCTGCTAAAGTTGCTGATCGTACTGAGAAAAACATTTGGAGTGGAGATACTTCTACTTCAGGTCAGTTTGACGGATTTGAAACTTTGTTGTCTGTTGACGCTGATTTGCCTGCTGCTCAAGAAATCGCCGGTACTACTGTTGACGCTTCTAACGTAATCGCTCAATTAGGTCTTATCGTTGACGCTATCCCTTCTGCTGTTTACGCTCAAGAGGATACTCACCTTTATGTATCTAGCAACATCGCTCGTGCATATGTTCGTGCTTTAGGTGGATTCGGTGCTTCAGGTCTTGGTGCTAACGGTTTGAACGCTCAAGGAACTACTTGGTTCAACAACGGTAGCTTATCTTTCGATGGCAAGCCTTTGTTCGTATCTGCAGGTTTCTCTGATAACACTGCTATCGCTGCTCAGAAAAGCAACCTATTCTTTGGAACAGGATTACTTTCAGACAGAAATGAAGTTCGTGTTATCGATATGAGTGAAATTGACGGAAGCCAAAATGTACGTGTAGTAATGCGATTTACTGCAGGTGTACAATACGCTCAAGTTGGAGACATCGTTACTTACGGTATCACCAACTCCGCTAACTAAGAATTATTAACTCAATAGGGGGTGTTTCGGCACCCCCAATATTAAAACGAACTAATTATGGCTTGTGATTTAACTAGAGGTAGAAAGGAACCCTGCAAAGACGTAGTCGGTGGCATACGAGCGGTTTACTTTACTGATTTCGGAGATTTCGGTACTGTAACCCAAACTGATGACGAGATTACTGATATGTCAGGAACCTTTACTGCCTACAAATATGAAGTAAAAGGGAACTCTTCCCTTGAGCAAGCTGTAACTTCTTCTCGTGAAAACGGAACTACTTTCTTTGAGCAAACGCTTAACCTTACATTGCACAAACTAAGTAAAGAAGATCACAAAGAGATTAAGTTATTAGCTTATGGTCGACCTCACATTGCTGTTGAGGACTACAACGGTAATGTATTCGTAGTAGGTCTTGAGCACGGTGCTGATGTATCCGGGGGAACGATTGTCACCGGTGCTGCTATGGGAGATATGAGTGGTTACACTCTTACTTTCACAGCTCAGGAATTAAAGCCTGCAAATTTTGTGGCTTCTCCAACTGCTGCTGATCCTTATGATGGGATGTCTAGTGCTACTGTAACTATTACAGAAGGTACTAACTCGTAATAAGACCTATTCTTAAACGCAAAAGCCCTGCCCTTATCGGTGGGGCTTTTTATTTAAAACAAAATAAGCCTCTTTTAGTTATATATATATGAAGGTCCTATTACCGTCTACTGACTCGCAAACATTGAAGATTGTGCCTAGAGAATATGTCGAAGCAAGCAATCTTACTATGGTAGTAACAGAAGATGGTACCAGGAAGACGGAGACACTAAGTAGCCTTACCTCTACAATAGACGGGAACTATATAAGCATACCTTGTACGTTCTCAATATTATCTGAAGGTAAACTATATTCTCTTGAACTCAAGCAGGGTTCTGATTTGTTGTTTAGGGATAAGATTTATTGCACAGCTCAAACCGACAGAACTCAAAAGCAAACTCTGAACACTAACAAATATATAGAGCACAGTGCTGAACCTAGTGGGCAGAAATATATAACGATATAAAATGGCAAAGAAGAAAAAAGCAACAGGAACCATAAGAGTGGTTAATCTACAGGGGTACACAATCCCTGAGATTAAAGAGGAACACCGACACGATTGGGTTACTTATGGTGACAATAACGATTACTTTGATCGCCTTATTGAAATGTACCTTAGCAGCCCAACAAACTCTTGTTGTGTTAACGGTATTGTAGATATGATTTATGGCAGAGGACTAAACGCAACAGACAGCGATGAAAAGCCTGTTATGTTTGCTGAGTTTAAGAGTCTTGTAAAGCCTGACCAAATCAAGAAAGTAGTCAACGATTTCAAGCTATTAGGGCAAGCTGCGCTTCAAATTGTTTATAACGGTTCAAAAACAAGAATTACATCTATTACGCATTTCCCTATGGAAACGCTAAGAGCCGAGAAGACAACAGACGGAAAGATAAAAGGATACTACTATCATCCAAAGTGGAGAGATATTAAGCCTTCTGATAAACCTAAGAGAATACCAAGCTTCGGTAACGGTGGCAAGGGTGACCTTAGAGAGATTTATGTAATCAAGCCATACAGATCAGGCTTCTATTACTATGCACCTGTAGACTACCACGGATGTTTGCAGTATTGCTCACTTGAAGAAGAAGTATCCAATTACCACATCAATAACATACTAAATGGTTTGCAGCCATCTCTTCTTATCAACTTTAATAATGGAGTTCCGGACGAGGAAGCCCAACAGTTGATCGAGAGGAAAATCCAAGACAAGTTCGGAGGAACGTCAAACTCAGGTAAGTTTATCTTAGCGTTTAATGAAGACCCTGATAGAAAAGCAGACATTGAGCCTATTCACCTCCCTGATGCTCACGCCCAATATCAATTCCTGGCTGATGAAGCCCGTGAGAAGATTATGCTAGGACACAGAGTTGTTTCTCCGATCCTTCTTGGTATTAAGGACAATACAGGCTTTGGTAACAACGCAGAGGAGCTTAGAACGGCTTCTATCCTTATGGACAACATTGTTATCCGACCATTCCAAGAAACGATCTTAGAATGCCTTAATAAGATTTTGGCGTTCAACGGGATTGACTTGAACCTTTACTTTGTTACCCTTCAACCGATTGAGTTTACTGAGCTTGATAATATTGAGACTCGTGTTAAGCGTGAAGAGGAAACGGGAGAAAAGTTGTCTGCGATGCAAAGAATAAGATCATTGTTTAAACAAAAAGAAGAGGAAGATGAAGGCACTGTTCGTAACGACTAACGATTTAAGGAGAAAGTCCATTATTGGAGGTGCTGTCGATTCTGATAAGTTCGTCCAATTTATTGAGGTGTCTCAGGACATTCACATACAGAACTATCTAGGCACAAAGCTATATGATAAAATATCTGACCTAATCGTCAATGATACCATAGATGATGCAGGCAATGCGAATTACAAGACCCTCCTAAACGACTACCTAACTCCAATGCTTATTTGGTTTGCGCAGAGTGATTATTATATGTATGCAAGCTACCAAGTTAGTAACGGAGGTATATTTAAACATCGTAGTGAGTCTAGTGACTCACCAACGATGGAAGAGATAAAATATCTAGTGGAGAACTCACGCAACAAAGCTGAGTTCTACACAAGGAGATTTATGGATTATATGAATTATAACAGTGCATTGTTTCCTGAATATAATGAAGCAAATAACGAAGGAATGTACCCGGATAAATCCGATAATTTTAACAGTTGGGTGTTATGATATATAAGCCAAAGAAGAAAAACATAGTCAAGTTGAAGAAGTATATAAATGACTTGATCAAAGAAAGAGACGGAGAGATCAAACCAAAGGCAAAGATTTAAATAATAACGCAATGGCAAATAAGAAGTTTAGCGAATTTACAGTAAAGACAGACAACGCAGATGTTGATTTTCTTGTAGGGTATGAAGGCTCTGATAACGTAAGAATATCACCTGAGAATGCTATGGGCTATGAATCGGGATCACATACAACAACTTGGAATGTTTCTTGGGGTGGAGAAAGTGAGCGTAGAATGAATTATGTTAAAGTGGGTAAGATGTGTACTGTTGAGATTTATTTAAGCGAAGAAGATTCTCAAAGCCAAAGTTCACTACCATTGAGATTTACACTCCCTTTTAATGCAGCTCAATCTACCCTTATGCCGATTGTATTCGGTGTTAATGACGATTCTTACCTACCAACGGAAACAAGGTCAATCGGGAGTCAATTTCTAGCTACCGAAGCAGGTTCTAATGAAGTGAGATTATTAAGCGTAAACAGTCAAGCCTCAAAGGCATTTGCAAGGATGTCACAATATGATGGTGGGCTTCTTTCAGTAGAGGGAACTATAACATACATAACACAGTAAAACAAGAACATAATTAAGTTAAAGAAATATTTAGATGCCAAACGAAATATATCACAGAAGCAATTGGGGGGAAAGTAAAGCAGAGGACTTTGGCGAT